TCCGGTTATATACTTATGATACAATCCGATATATTCTACACGACTTTTAGTCATATATTCTTTACCAGTAGTATACTGATTTTTTACAATTTCGTCTTCACTATAATATTCTTTTTGTCTCATTATATTATTGATCTACTTATTGTTCTACTTCTACATGACAATGTAGTAGTCCATTCACCAGTAGCATCTACATTATGTGTTACTTTTTCTACATTAAATACAAAGTCGTCACGAAATCTTTGTGGTATTCCTCTGAATTGTAAAACATCTCCAAATCTAAATCCATTTATACCATCAATAGTAAATTCCAATGTATATAACCATCTTGGTTTTTGTTGATTTAGTGATTCTTTTAATGATGGTGTTGGATAATTTACATATGTTTGTAATGCAGCTTGTAATTTTTTTATTCTTTCACTGTCTCGATAATCATATGTTAAGTTTGATTTTGCTTCAGCTAAAACAATTTTAGCATCGTCATGCTTTTTTTTCCATTCTACTTCTTGGTCTGATCGTTCTTCTCCTCCGGATATTAAATAACTGTTATATGAAGAAGCTTTATTTGGAGATATGTTCGCTGCGTTAAAATTAAATAATGCATATTTAAATTCATCTGGTAAATCATATCCTAGTTTCATTTCACGAACAATTGTTCCTTTGTCGACTGATGCAAAAACTGGTATTTCATATTCTGCAACATTTCTATCAAAACCTAAATATTCTGCATCATGATACATTAATGTACTAGGAAGTTCTGGATGAAAAATTAATCCAGGAAAAACTCCAGTTCCAGTTTGAACTTTAATTTCGTCTGATATTGCTATTATAAAATTTTTAATTGTAAATGGTTTTTTAGTATCTGCTTTCAATGTTGATTCTATTTCTGAAATTGTTTCTAGTTCAATTAGTATTCTGGACAAACATCCATATTTTGTTGTTTCGTCAGCTGAATTACTTGATTGATAAAATCCTGGAACATTATCTATATTTTCAATGCCATCGTAATAACTAATAGTATAATCATCTTCTAACATAAATTGTTCAGTCATTTGATCATTAATGGTTTCTGAAACAACTAGATTTGTAGTTGGTATTTCTGGTCCAGTAATAGGAGTAGATGTACCTGCTTGTCTTATATAGCTATTTGTTTTATATTCTGCTTCATTACCTTGATACAAGAATATTCGTTGTGGGTCTGCAGAAACTAATTCATCATAATAATTTGTTTTACTTATATTGTCATTACAAATAATTCTCATGTTAGGTACAACTGGCTTTTTTGAATCTTCTAAGTTACTTTTAGTAACTGGTTCGTATAAAAATTTTTCTAGAAAATCTATTAATAAACCAACAGATATAAATGTTTTATAAGAATATTTAGTTTTGTCACGAGCCGTATATAAAGGTCCATATAATATTGTACGATCTGATTTTACTGGTGTTTTATCTAATACTTGATATTCTTGTATAAATCCATTTGGATATTTCTTTTTGTTTTTTTCTACTACCCCGTTAATTGTACTTTTAATTTTTTCTGAAAATAAATCTGTAACTTTTTGATCGATTGAAGCATTAGGTATATCTGGATTTGAAACAAATAATGATACATCTGTATATATAGATGAAACTGCTCTTAATGATATTGTTATAGTTAGTGTAGCATCTGGTTGAAAGTCAGTTTTAAATCCATCTACTAATCCGTTAAAAATCATTTTATTCATTTCAAAGAACTGATTTAAATCTTCTGGATTATCTCCGTATTGTTGCTTTAAAATTCTTGTTGTATAAAGCATTTCATCTTGCGATAACAATGTATTTCCACTTAATATAGCAGATTCAGGATGCTGCACTTGTATTTCAAGTGTACGACCAGGTTTTAAAAATGTATCTTCTAAATCATCTAAAAGGCTAGGATCAGGTAAAACAATATTAACTGTTGCTGTGTTTATTGCATATTGTGATTGATCTGCTATATTAATAGAAACGCCTGTTATAACAGGTCCTGTTCTTGTAGATTCGTTAATAAGATAACCATCTTTTCCAGATGCTAAGTATGATCCTCCATATTTATTGCTTGTAACACTATTTCCTCCTATTGATGCAACTGGATCATCATCTTCTATATTATCATATGCATTTAATACTACATTTGCAATCTTTCCTAACATGAAATCTAAACCTTTTGTTGTACGATTTAGCTTTCCGGCCATGGATCTTGCTGTTAATTCTTTTCTTAACGCTGAATTTATTTGTGAATAAAATACATCTGACATAACTATATTAATTCTTCTATTACATCTTTTGGTGGTATTCTTAATCTTGTATTAATTGGTACAAACAAAGTACCTTTTCCAATATTGTTAGCAGCTGCTATAGCCCACCAATAATATTCATCATCATAAAATTGTTTTGCTAATTGATCTAATCGTTCAACTGATGTAGTTATAATATATATATCTGCATCTGATGTTGGAATTGTAGATATATAGCTAGAAGCAAATCTTCTTTTTCCAGAAGGAGTTTTAATTACTGATATGTTTTTGTATCTGCTCATAATTTATATTTAATCATAATTTTCTCTGACGGATGTGCTCCTATAAAGCTTTATCTTTTTCGTATAAGTTCTATTCAGAGTCTGTTCCGGAGGTTAAATTATTTACAGAAACATCCTCTTTATCTTTTCTTTTAAACAATGTCTTTTTCTTGGATTTAGTTTTTGATTTATCTCTTTTTAATTTGCCAATTAATTCATTGATAGATCCTTCATCAAATTCTGTATTTGTAGTTGCAATAGAATCACTCAACCAATCTCTATTTCCTGATCTAGGCTGACCGTTGGCATCAAATGATTTAGCTAACGTATAGAATCTTCCTCCTTTTTGTGGTAGATAATCGGTAATTAAGAATCCGGATAAAGTAACATCAATCTTTTTAGGTACTTCCATATTAGTTGGATCTTTTTCAATATTAATTTCCCATGTTGTGTCAGCATCTTGAAAGGTATAAAAAATACTATTTATTGCAATTGGCTGATGAACTAATAAATCTCCAACAGTTATTCTCATATATGGAGCTTTCATTACTAACGTATCATTTGAATATTCTGGTGCTGTATAACTTGCAAGATAATTTAATTTTCTGTATATTGGCTTTAATTCATCACGATGTGAAGCATATATAGTAAAGTTTAAATCAAAATTTCTTGAAAATCCTTGATATGTATAACTTGGATCTGCTCTTCCTATAAATTGTACCGGGCTCCAATTTGCTGAAAATGTGTCTGTCAATGAACTAATAATAGCTCTAAACACAATAACATCATCTTGCTCATTGGAATTTGCATGCATTTTAGGTCCAGTAAAATAAAATTTTATAAGATCTGATGTTTGTCCTACCCCTAATGAATCTAAAGCTTTTCCTAATATTTCAGATTGATTAATAAGATTTTTTACTAATCCATTTGGTTTCCATTGATATATATTATTTTTTCCACGCTGTCCAAAATCTATAACTGAAACTTTATCTCCTGTAAATTCTTTAACACGTTCCAATGGATTTATTGTTTGTTGCCAAGCTCCTCGATTTAAATTAACAACTTTTTGACCTTTTTTAAATGTATTGTTTAAATTTATTGATCCTCCTACTAATCCATTCCATGTTGTAGCAACTTCTGATCTTGCGGTAAAATCTAGATCTGGTTCTGATTTTGTGTCTGGAAATCCGTATGTAGATTCTATATTAAAAATAGGATATGCTCCTCCAGGAGATTGAGATGATGCAAGTGAATAGGCAGCTGCTCTAGCACTACCTCTTGCAGCTGCTGCAGCACCATGTATAAATGTTTTATTTGTAAATCGTTTTCTATAGTCTTGAAATGTAGGATTACCTGGTAAATTTGGATCTTGTGTTAATTCTGAAAATGGCAATGTTTCATAATGATTTAATTTTTTTAATCCATCTAATATACTATTACTACCAAGTAATGTTGAAGCAGCTGAAACTTTTCTGTTTGTTAAATCAATTTGATCAAAATTTGATTCTAGACCTTTAAAACTTTCTGCAGCTACTAATTGAGCATCCTCCGGTGATAAAGATGAATTTAATTCAATTGTTTCGCTAGTATACTTATTAGCAGAAGCAATATTATTGGAAACTTGACTTGTATTGACGTTGCCTTGAACAATAAAATCATTGAATGAAGGAGATGGTATTCCTACTCCAGATTGATTTGCTGGCCTTTGATATGAATTAAAAGTTGCTGTTGATGATTGATTTGCTGGCCTTTGATATGAATTAAAAGTTGTTGTTGATGATTGATCAGTATTAACAGAATATGGTATGTCAAAAATACCAGTTGCTGATTGATCGGTATTAATAGAATATGGTATGTCAAAAATACCAGTACTGGATTGATTGTTATTAACAGAATATGGTACAGCTGGCGTTCCTTTTCCTGATTGATCGGTATTAACTGTGTATATTACACTTGGCGTTCCAGTAGCACTTTGTCCTAAATCTATAGAATATAAAACACTAGGAATTCCAGTAGCACTTTGACCCAAGTCAATTGTATATGGTTTAATTTTTTCAGGTGATGTAGATATTTCTAATGTTGGATCATATATTGGATTTAAATTGAATTTAGTTATAAATCCATCTCCATTTGGATTAGGTGTATATTGTTTACTTATGTCATAAAAATTTGCCATATCTTAATTCTATGTTAATCTATTTCCTTCTGCTAATTGTATTGATGTCAATATAGCATCACCATCAAATTTATTTATAACATTGAATTGCATTCCTTTTAATGCATCTACTATAGCTTTCGAACCTCCTCCATTTGATGCCATTTGATTGTTCGGAGTGATAGTTCCAGCACTAGATGGAGTAAATATTTCTGGTCCGACTTCTCCGACCACATATGATGTTCCAGCTGCTACTGGTCCGCCAAATCTTTTCTGTGGGTTTCCACCAGCTGCAGCTCCTGAAGTAACTTCTGCAACTGAACCTTTCAATAATTCTGATGCAAATTTAATATCACTAGATATAAATAATGTGTCGACAGCTAATTTTCCTACACCGCCTGGGCCTTCAAAAAAGTCAATCAAAGTGTCTTTAAATGTATTAGCTGCTTTAACAATATCGCCGGCTACAAAAGTTGCTTCTGATGCTGCTACTAAGTTTGCTTGATCTTGTGCGGTACCTCTTTTTACTCGTTCAGTTGTGGTCTGCAGACCTATCTTATCAAGCATAGCTAAATCTTCTGTTGAAAGTTCTGTTGCTTCGCCTTTATTATCTGCAATTCTTGCTAATTCTTTTTGCTTTTTTAAAACTTTTGCTAATACCGACTCTTCAACACCCATAGCATCAGCTGCAGCTTTTCTTAACATGAAATTTGTTTTTAATTGATCTCCATGAGTTGCAATAACATCATTAATGATTTCTAGTTGTTTTGCTGCATCGCCTTCGATTGTTGCTTTTGCCATAGATGCAGCTATGTTTTTATTAGTTTGAGTTTCAAATTTCTTTCCAGCAAACATTTGAAACTTAACAGAAGCTTCTGTTTGTTTCTGAACATCTAAAAATCCTTCGCCAGACTTTTGTAAATCATTTAATGTTAATCCTAAACGTTTTGCTTCTAACACAGTTTTTACTAGTTCTTTTTTACCCATACGACTAAACTGTGCTACTATATCATCTGATAATTTGCTAATTTCTTCGAAGAAATCTTGAAATCCTCCTTGATATCTAAATCCACCTTCGCCTTTTGCAAAATCTGTAGCTATTTGTCCGTATTCTTTAAGAGATGGTATTAATTCTCCGTTTTGTAAATTTGTTAATGTACGAAATGCATTTGCTGAATTTTCGTCTAGTTTTAATCTGTCACGAAGTACTTCATTTAATTGTACTTGTGTTTTGAAATATTTTGTATTTCCTTCGATAAGTTTTGCAGTACCAGGAAGAAAATTTTGTAATTCTCCAATATATTGTTTTGCAGTAGTACGATTAACACCCATTTGGATCTCAAGTCCGTCTAAACTTCTTGCAAATGCTATTGCTTCGTCTGTATTTAGTTTTAATGATTTTTGTACTCCTAATGCTCGCTCTTCTAGAATATTAAATCTATCAGCTGTTTTAAGTGTTGCACTTTCTAATGCATTAAGTAATTGAATTTTTTTGTCTAATTCTCTGTTATTAATTCCTAATGATTTATTTAAATTTTCAAGATTGTCTTTAAATGATTTTTCTGCTTTATTTACTGCTTGTTGTCCAGGATCTACAGGCTCGGTACCTTTTCCTTGTTTAGGAAGTAACTTTAATATTGATATAGTTTCATGAATATTCATTAACAGATTCTTTTTAATAAATATTTAAAACGGACCTTTTTCGATATGTTTTTTACTTTTATTAGAAGTTGAAACGCTTTTACTAGCTATTTCATTTTTTTTCTCTATTATTTGATTTAATTTGTTTGTATAGAATTTTCTTAGATATACTGGCATATTATATATAGTATCCCAAGACCATCTGCCTTCTCCTAACCAAATCAAATCAAAAATATGATCATGTAATTTTGGTTTATCAATCGGTTTTAGGCCAAAGAAGTTCTGGTCCAAATTGAAACCCGGCAATAAAGGTGCCTCCATCCTCACCTTCAAACTCATATTCTTTTAAAATAGCTGGTGCATTATCTGATACATATTTTTGAAATTTTCTAGATTCTGCTAATGGAAATTTATATTTTAAAAATTCATCAATTTCTTCAGAAGTACGCTTTCCGTCTACTTCACGAATTGTACGTAGCAAAAATGAAGATATTAATCTATCATCGCTAGTATCTTTGTCTGGTTTTAAACAATATGAAAATTTAATAACTGAATTATCAGAACAATTAAAACTAGACTCTCCGTTTTCATCGGTAGCTAAATCAAAATCTTTGTATTGTACTTTTGTTAAGTCAATTGTTCTATTTATTACATTGTTAGTATTTGGATCTGTAACAGTTACAGGATAATCGCTTCCATATGATAAAATTCTTGATGTTAATATAATAGCTTCAACGTCACAACTTGCTAATTCTGAAACATTAATATCTTCTATTGTAATAGATTCTATTAATTTATCTAACACAATTGCTTCACGAATATATGATAAATTTGTTAATATATCTTCATCATATGCAGTCATATGACGTATTTCAATTACTCCTGATCTTAATACATGATCTTTTGGATATATTTTACCTTGAGATGGTAATTGTACTAATTCTGTTGGAATAGATGATTTTTTCTTTTCAACGTATTTTTCTTTTGCTAAATTAATTAAATTTTTGTCATCATAACGATCTGTTACTTTTGCCATAAAAAACTCCTTTTAATAACTTTATTATAAATATATATTATCTAGAAAAGTAAAGAATATACATAACAGTAGTTCCTAATGCTGCACCCCACCAAGAAGAAACTTGATTTTTTTCAGATCTAGATAATCGATACCCAGTTCTTTTTTCTAAACTCCAGTTTTTATTTGCTTTAGGCTTTACATATGTAAATACAATTGATGGAACTGCAGTAAATGCTAATGATGAAACTTTTGGATTTCTAGTTAAACCTCTTGTATTATAATAAGTATAAAAATAAGAACTAAAAAATCCTATTGTAAATGGTATTCCTGGAATATGATCTTGGTATCCTTTTGTTCTACCCATTACATAATCATTCATTTGTATTGTAGTGAATGGTTGTTCTTTTTCTTTATATAATATAGATAATTTATTATTTTGTTTATATCCAAATACAAATTCTGTTGATATATCTTTTAGAAAATTATTTTTATTATATAATATAATATTATTATCAGCAAATACTATTTTTCCAATAATTGGTTTTTCTTCAAATCGAAAGATAGTATCTTGACAAAATACATTAAAAGTTAATAATAATAAAAATGTAATAAATATACGATTCATATGTTACCTAAGTTATAAGTGTAACAGTATGAAATTGAATAGACTCTTTATAATAAATATTTTTGTACAGTAAAAATGGGAGCAATAAACTCCCATTATTTGAAAAAATTAATACTTTAATACTGCATAGTCATAAGATAATGTCAAAGAAATTTCTACCGCAGCTTCATTTGACCAATCCATATCCCCAAAAGATGCATCATTAATATATGCTCCTACTAATTCCCATTCTTCTATTTTTTCACCAGTTGGTGATAAAGAATAAAAAGTAATATTTCTTTTGTATTTTGCAGCACCTGTTGCATATCCATCTCTACCAGTTAATGATTCATGATGATTTCTTACCCAATTCATTACTGCTTGAGCTCCTGATGGAACTATTGCATCATATAATGTTATAGTAAGATCTTGCCATCTTGTTTTACCTTTAACTTTTCTTTCAACGTTAATATGATCTAATACTACATTACCGTTATTTACACTTGGTCTTCCGGAAGCTTTAATTAAATGAGATGGAATATCTTCAAATTCCATGATAAATCGATTGGTCATTTTTGGTTCCCAATCAAACGCTTTAGCAAATAAGTCGGTGTAATCGACGCCGGCTAAATTTTGGTTTAATTGAGTTTGACCTTGATTTGGTAATTCTTTAAGTAAATCTATGTTTATTGACATTTTATATCCTATTTTATATAAATATATTCATTTCTAAAAATTAATCAGGAAATGAAGCACCAGTTGGTTGAATAGTAAAGTCTAACACAATAAATTCTGCAGTTCTGGTTGGTTGTAAGAATAATTGTCCTACTAAAAAGTTTTGATCAATTACATCTGGTGTATTATTTGTTTCATCCATAATTACACGGAATGCACTTAAACCTGATTGAGCTACTACATCTTGCAAATAAGGATTTACTATTTGTAAAAATCTATTTCTTGTTGATGCAGTATTTTGTTCAAATACTAAAAATCTAGTAGCAGAAGCAATAAATTTCTTAACGGTGATTAATAATCTTCTAACATTAACTCTATCTAATGCAGATGGTAATGCTTGTAATGTTTTTTGTCCCCAAATACATACTCCTTCATTTGGAAAATTAGCAATTGGATTAATTCTATTTTCATATAATTCATCTCTATCAGATTGAGATAATCTTATATATGTTTTAGATACCATTGATAATCCACCCCTATTTAATCCTGCAGGAGCAAACCATGGATGTGCAATTCTATCTGTAAATGATAATACGCTTGGAACAACAACTGATGGTGGTACCCATAATGATTTAGGTGCACCAGCTGGTTGTGCTAAGACCCATGGATAATATGTTGCTGCATAACTTGAATCCAATGTTTTAACAGTATTTTTAGCTGTGCTAATGTTACTTGTTTTTCCAACAGGATCCATTACATAAAAAGCATCTGCTCTTGTTTCACATAATAATATACCAGCATTAGTTACAGAAGGATGTAATTCATGAACTACCCCTGGTGTTATTAACATATTGAAATCATATTGATCTGTATTTGATAATGTATTAAATGCATTTTTATATGCAGTTGTACCAGATTTTCCGTCAGCTGAACAATCAAATCCAAATGCATTCGTAGACGAAATATTTTCTCCAGAATATTTTGGTAGATTTGGTCTAGCTCCATCAAATCCTCCTTGTATAGGAACCATAAACTTTCTTGTTCCGATAGCTATGTTAGCATTTATAATTCCAGCATCTAATGCTGTTCCAATTGATCCAGAATATGGTGCAGACGATGGAAAGCTAGCTCCAGCATCTTGATTTAAATCTCCCAAATAAAAATCTGTGTTATTACCTGTTGTTGATCCGGAAGTTGGAATTGGAGCAAGATAATTTAAGTTATTTGTATTTGTATAATCAAATCCAAAGAATATATTAGAATTATATCCAGATGTTCCAACTTGTGTAGTTACATTTGATGAAGAAACTAAATTAATACTTGCTGATGGGTTCAATATTGGAGAACTAACTGCTTTATATCCAAATGGTACTGCACTAGGATTAATTTTATTTTCAACAGCTGTTGTTACCTCGACTCTTATATATTTTGAATTGTTATCAAATATTCCTGCTTCAACTAATCTTTTAGATGATGGGTCAATATATTTATGAACATCTCCAATTACTTTTGAAATATATCTAGGAGAGTCTGGATTTAAATTTAAATTGGTAAACGATTCTAAAATTGCTGGTGATGTGTCAGTGTCGTCAGAATCAAATGGAGATAATAAAATGTTTTTACTATTAACAGCTCTTACTATTAAATCAAATTTACCATATCCGGTTTGTTCAGGATTTTCAGCAGCAGTTATAATATTTTGTATACCTATTTTAAAATCATAATTTTCTCCAGTGCCATGAGATAATGCATGTACTTTAAATAAGTTTCTTGATGTTCCGCTTATTTTTTGCGAAGTAATAAATGGAGAAGCTGGTGCTTTGAAATCTTGTAGATATTCGTAATTGTCAATAATTTGTAACTTAACTGATACATCGCCTATATTATTAAATTCGTTTTTAATATTTTCATTTTCATATTGAACATATACAGGATAATCAATTGATTTAGGATTACTTCCAAATATTTTTTCTATATATGAATTGCTAGAATCATTTATAGAAGCAGAAATCGTTGTGTTAACACCTGTAGTAGAAGCAAATCCAGAATATCCAGGATATGTATTATCAACACCATATGAACCAGAAACTGTTATAGAAAATGATCCTGACTCACCACTTGAAATACTAGAGTCTTCAAATATATTTGCGTCTGCAGAATAATTTATAGGAACGGTTGGATGAAGAATATGTGAAACAAAGCTTTTTTGTCCTGCTCCTGATCCAGATTCTGCAATAACTGCTAATGCTCCATTAGTCAATTTGTAACCATTTTCATATAATAATCTAGTTACTGTTAATGTTCCTGCGTTATCTAAATATTCTTTTGCTGTAAATGGTAGATATGAATCTTCTGTATATGATCCAAATATACTTTCAAATTCAGCATAATTTTTTACTTGTGTTGGTATTTGTGCTGGGCCTTTAATAGTCGGTCCAATTAAAGCAGCACCTATTTCACCAATTCCCTGGGGTAAAAATGACTGATCTATTTCATTAGTAAATACACCTGGCGATACAATTCTTTCGGCCATTGATTATTCTCCTATAATTATGTTTATTATAAATATATAACAAAACTTGAAAAAACTAGTTATTTGGCGTAAATGTGCCTTCTTGAAGATTTATTTGACCTTGGCCATATTTTTCTTGTAATGAATTGAATAATTCTTGCTCTTGATTTCTTAATTCATCTAACTTTTGAAACATTTCATTTTTCTTTTCGTCAAGCATTAATAATTGATTATTAATTGTTTTTTCATCGATTTGCAATAAACCTAATGTGTTGGTGCATTCTGTGAATTGTCCTTGTATATTTGTTATGGATTCAATGTCTGCTTTTGCAAGTTTTTTTGATTTCATGATGTAACTTTCTTTTAATTTTATTATAATGAAAATTTATTTATAATCCAAATCTACCTCGCAATGCGTTGTAGTTTTGTTTGACTTCTTGGGCTGATAATTCTCGATTATATACTTGGACTAAGTATATTAACCCATTGAAATAACGCTCATAACCACTATATCCCCATGATCCTATTCTATTTCCATATGTTGAGTTTTGATATGATACATTTGTATCTTGTGTATCAGAATCTACTTCTACTCCATTTCTATATGTTTTTAAAGTAGGTCTTCCAAAAGTCCCACAAACATTATGAATTGTATTTTGACTAAATCCTGTAGCAATATTATAAGTTTGATTTACATAAATACCCCAATATATTTGTTCATTTGCCCAACTATATGATAAGAAAGGTCCATGTTGGAAATTCGGATTTCCAGTAAATAAACACCCTCCTGCTGTATCATTGTTTGACGGAGCTCCGGTTCCCTTAAACCAAACATTAACTGTTATTTCTGTTGTTGCTTGAGGTATTGGTGGATCTA